GAAGGGTCTGAGGTCGAGGGCTCGTAAGAAGGATTTAATCCTTCCCCGTCATAAACTATAGAGGCATCCGTTACTACAATACCTATATTTTGTCCATCTGCTCCTTGGGGCCCAAGCCCGTTAATATAAAATTGAGCAGAATACACTCCAGTATTGTCTGTCTCTATTTTAGCTAAAATCGCATCTCTGGATACGTCCGGTTTAAAGTCTTGTACAAAAGTATATCCTGAAACTAAATTTTTTAAGAATGGAGTAGTTACTGTTAAAAGAGTATCACTTTCTATAGAAGCTATTACTCTATATTCTGCTTCTTGAGTTTCTATGTCCGCATCAGGATTAGACGAGGTTTTTAATAAATCCCCTACAGCATACTCTGAAGTAAATAAAGTACCTGTCCCTACTAATGTATTAGAACCTGAAGAAGTATCAATAACTCCTGTAGTAGTTCCTAAACCAGTACCAGTATACCCAACCGGAACTATATAAGGTCTGTTTAGTAAATTACCGTTTGAATCTCTAACCACCCCATCTGTATAAATTTGTACCTCTCTCCAAGGGTTGGGGGTAGCTTCTTCAGCTCCAGAAGCATCAAAATATAAGTACGCCGTTTCATCGTTGCCCATAGGAGAAAAATCGGCTTCTATTAAAAATGCGTTATCAGGACTTCCGGCAGGAATTGTAGAATAAGAAAATATTTCTCCAGAAGGCGAAGTGTAAGAGAAAGGGACGGAAGATAGCAGTACCTTTCCTGTAGTGCTAATTAACCTGAAACTATCTCCCGATAAAACGCCTCCAACAGCTATACTATTAATTCGTGCATTTCCTGCTGAGCTTAAAGAGACAAAACGCCTTACAATAGTCCAAGGAGATTTTATTCCTAAATCATTTACAGTTCTTACCCTGACAGTATAAAATCCTTCTGAAACTCCTGAAATAGAAATAGAAGTGGAAGTACCTGGGACTTTTTCTGTTTTGAACGTGCTGAGCCCAGCTACTTCTTCAAAGTTATGTTGAACCTCAAAAGAAGATAAAAATCTATATGGAATAAGAGTGGTAACACCTAATGAGTCTTTATAAGATTCTTCCGGAGTGTCCCAAGAAATTATTACTCTCTGTCCCGTAGGATTTGCTTTATCAGAAGATCGCGCCTCTGGGATCATTTCTACGGATATAGATGCTGGTCCTGGAACAGAGTCTAGTCTGCCTGAGGTTGGTATATAGTCTGTAGTGTATACCGGAGGATCTACATCTATTTCATCAAACTTTTCTGGGTAATAAGAAGAAGCGGTAATAGAGTACTCCGAGGTATTGTCTTGTTTTATACCCAATATGCGATATTCTTTAAGCTCCTCGGTAGTTGTGTCTTGCTTTCTACCTATAGCCCAAACTACGTCTATAGGGGGTGCCGAACTAAAGGCACCTATTACAGTTACTTGGTTTAAAGCACTTAAAGGCCCATTTATGTCTTTTACTTCTACCCTAGTGTTTTTTGAGTAGGTCGTAATTACAGGATCTCCAGTATCATCTAATAAATTAATAGAGTCTTCTATAGTAGATATAGGGGTTCCACTATTATCCTCTAAAAGAAGTGCTCCTCTTGTATACGATTGTCCGTTTATATTCGCTGAGTCTTGCGCTAAAAAGATACCTGGTTCGGCATAAATTAGATAAAGAACACAATCGGCAGGATCTCCGCCAGGATACCCAGACTCTAATACTCTATCTAAGTTAATAACATTAGTTGTAGATCCTGCAGCAGTTCTTCCGCTAACTTCTATGCCTGAGCTATCTTTGTCTTGTATATTTATTATTTCACCAGGAGTTAAGAAAGCGGCATTCATACCTGTACTAAAAGAAACGACTTCCGTTTCATTTAATAATGTAGCCAAATGCCACTTACCAAGCCTTCTTGCCTGACTTTCCGAAGTACATCCAAAGGCTACCAAATCTTTCTTATTTATTTTGCCCGTAGTAGCAATATTTGCCGTGTCTTCAATGGTAACTATGGTCTTTTTATAAAACTCTTCTGGATTATTCCAAAGAACATTTACCTGATTAACTCTGGAGCGGCTTCCTGTATAGGTATAATTAAATAGCCCATCTTTTACATTTGAAGAATTAAATGTGTAAGACGGCTCTTTTGGTCTGTCCTGCACTGCAGTAATATTACCATCTATCCAATACATCATACCTCGAAAAACGGAACTCAAATCCTTTAAAACCTTATACGCTTCTTCTTGTTTTTGAAGATACACATTACAAGAAAATCTAGGTTCTGAATTACCTTTACCATCTGTTACTAATTCGTCGCAGTATCGGGCAATTTGATATAAAGCATACTTATCCACTTCATCTTCATTTATAAATTCTCCAAGCCCATATTCCTTATTAGTAATAATGTCATAAAATACCCAAGCAGGATTATTACAATATACTTTAGGGAAATTAAGGTCTGTAGGCACAAGAGAACTATCACCTCTAAAGCTACCATCCCATGTTTGATAGCTTCCGGAATCCAAACCAGTGCCCTTAACCCTAGTGTATTGTGCTGAACTACTGCCAAGCTCTTCTCTCGTAAAGTAATTAGTAGGTACTTTTATTTTTTTACCTCTTAAATGGTACGCTCTTTTAGGAGGAGTTTCAAAATCTTCCGCAGAAAAACTAACCATACCAAGTGCGGTACCGGGGTAAGAAAATTTATCATAAACTAGGGCTTGGATATTCTTTAATCTAGCCGCCCCGATCCATGTATTATCTTCAGGACAATATTCTCCTAAAGCTTCTGGGCTCAACCTTCGTATTTCTATCTCCCAATCTTGAAAAGGTTTAAACTTTTCTAGATCAATAAAAAATTCTTTAATAAAACTAGAGTTAGCTGATTTTTTTGCGACTACACCAGTGCTATTTCTAGGAGAGCCATAAGCATAGTTATTGTGTGCATAGTTGATTAAGGTACTTTCTCCATTTATAACAGCAGTAGGCCAAGAAGGAATAGTATTTGAGAAAGTAGCTCCACCATAGTCTTTTCCGTAAATTAGCCTACTTTGTTCAGTTAGAGAGCCCCCCACAAGAGTAGTATAATTAATTATAATTTGAAATTCCACATAAGCATTTCTCGATTCCCCCTCTCTGCCATTATGCCTTAAACCCCCAGGAAATTCAATAGCAACTTTTATGGCGTCAATTTCAGTTTTCGAGTACTGGCTAAAAGAAAAGGAGTCTCCTGATATTTTTATAGGAGATTGACTTCCTCCAGCTAGGCTAGAGCGTTGAAGATCATCATTTCGTCCTATAATAACTGAAGCTGAGGGTGCTCCTGAGCGACCTCGTGTAAAAGAAGTTATGGGAAGTTGATTTCTAGAACCTCTCTGAACTACTGCATAGGTGTCGTCATATGTTATTGAAGGATTTAAAGATCCGGGAAACTGTACTGCAGGAGAAAGCCTGCAATTAGATAAAACCACGTTCACGGCAACAGCAGATTCCAGAGTGCAAGAATTATTATCAGTAATAGAGGCAATTTTTATAACCTCATCCACAGATATTGAAGTACCGCTAGCAACTTCTGTACTTGTTGGAGGGTATAAAGTTGCTTGGGTATCAGATGAATTTCCTATAACTATTCCAGCATAATCTCCTCCATCTAGTCCCGCCCCTGGAATTCTTACAATAAATTTTATATAATCAGTAGGGTCTACTTGACCAGTACCTGTGAAATTTAAAGAATGTTTGTCTAGAAAGAAAGAGCCTGCGGTAGTTATATCGCTACTTCCTTTTACTAGTGTTCCTGAAATTGTTGAGGAAGGACCAGCACTAAAAATTTGCATATATCGAGGACCGTCATCTAAATTTACATCAGAAAACAGACCATTAGCATCGCTTATCCCCGAACCTATAGCCGTACACTTTCCCGAGCGCCCCCTTAACTCGTTATATTTAAAATTGCCTACTATAGAGGTTTCGTTTAAAAATACACCAGAGTAGCCTCCAACTAGTCCCTCTATTTCTCCTACACACAGAAGATCGGTTATATATCCGTATTGTTTTTCTATTGTCGTCATTTTAATATCCTACAGTGGTAATGGTGAATATTTCGTCACTCAAATCTGATAGCTCATTTTGAAAAAGGAAATCTCTTACAGAAGCATCGCTAGCAATTTGTACAGAAGGACCTTCTCCGCCTGAAAAGTTAATTGGCATGTTTCCGGTTTCTGAAGTTCCTGCAGCATTGGAAGATACAGTACTTCCTCTTAAAACTACGGGATTTTCTGAATAGTAAGCGGATATTGCTCCCCCGCCTATTATAAGTTGTCCATAGAGAACCGGTATGGGGAGTCCTTGAGAAATATTGTTTACCGGACCATTAAACAAATAAGAAGGGTCGTTCTGACTATCCTCCGTTTCAGGCCCTGGAGCTAATAGTTCCGCTACTCCTCCTACAATAAGACTTATGCCTACATCTATAAGAAAGGCTAGCGGCTGATAAAGTACCCCCACAATAATTAAGATAATTCCCGCAACAATTTTTAACCCCGCCTTTGCTCCGCCAGGAACTTCAGTTATAATTATCTCTTCTTCCTCTACAGTACTTAGTAGTAGGTCTTCTGGATTTTGTAAAATATCTTTCCCTTTCTTTATTTCATAGGCAACTCCCGCTTCCTCTGCTTCTAAAAGATATTTTTTGAATCCCAAAGTCTGGCAAGATATTAATTTAAAAATATCTCGAATGTTTGCGCAATCCGTTTGCCAGACTTCTCCAAACTTAGCTATGTCTCCTACTAAGCGAACTGTTTGCATCTTATATACCTCGTTATATGTTTTGACCAGCCAGAGTAAATAGATTCTCTGCAGGATAGTCTGTTTTCTGCGTGATGTAAGAATAAACCTTCTCCCAAATATACCCCGCAGTGGTTGGGTATGTTTGAGAGTACACTAAAAATTATCATATCGTGCTCTTGTGGAGTTTCTACCTCGTACCAACCAAAAGCCTCGTATAGATCGTCAAAATAATTTAATCCTTTGTTCCACCAGTTATCTTCAAAATTTATTGCAGAAAGCTCTATATTTAGCTTTTCTCTATAGTAATCTCGCACTAAAGAGTAACAATCGTTAGTTCCGAAATCATAAGTCCTGCCTAGCAAAGGATTACTTTTCTTTATTGGGTTGTGTGTAAATTTCTGTATTTCTGGCAAAGTAAAAACAATATAAGGAACTCCCAAAAAATTGCTGCTAGCTATATCGTTCTCGCTGGGGCCTTTGTCACTATCTGGGTGGCTGTGTACTATAGCGTATATATCTCCCTGTAGAGTTGCTTTTATATAGTCTTCCGCAGGAATTTTAAAATTGTTAAGTTTATCTTCTGCTTCATTTTTGCAAGGAATCCAAACTACTTTTCCTCTTTTATTTAGTAGTATACCGCAACCTTCTTCAGGATAACAGTCCAACAAATGTTCTACTATATCTCTATCTTCTTTGTTGTACACCTGGAAATCCTCCGAACCGTAAATGGTTTGTTTTATTTAAGTTTGAATCAGGTATACCAGAACCTCCAGGCAATTCTAATGCATTATATCTAAGAGTACAAGAGTTTATTTTCTTTCCGCAAACATCTCCCAAAGTCCAGTATCTTCCTTCTTTTAAATTGTCGTTAACAGAAGTATCTACAGTAATTAATTTCACCTTAAATAGATCTCCTAAAAGTTTTTTTACATAGTCATTGTACCCAGACTGTTTATATCCGTAATATGTAGTGCCCGCACTATAAATACTGTATAGTCTTATTCTTCTCCAATTACCTCTGTCGCTATCTGAAGGAGTTCCTGTACCGGTCGTAATTGCTTGCCAATAATTTGTAACAGTTACCGGAGAAGTAGAAAGTCCGTCTGCACTGTATCTGTCAGCGGTGCTCGTAGTGGTATATAATGAATTTTTAGTAGAGGAGCCAGACCAAGCAGAAAATTGTCCAAGATTGGTGTCTGATATTACATACTCATCTAAATCATTTATAAATAAAACTGAAGAACTACTTGGAGATTGAAATGTAGAGTCCCAATCACAACCACCTAGCCTTGCTTGAGGGGGGACTAGTTGTTGTGCTCCTTTATATTTGAAAGGACAAGCTCCTCCTATTACAACTCTTCTGGGAATCGTAACTCCTTGCAAGTCAAAAGGTGCTGCTAGTTCAAAGGTTATATTTACTATATTTTTTTCTTTAACTCTATCTATATAATAAACTGTTCTAGGATATTCTACGGGTGCTAAACCTGGCCCAACATCTCCTGAACCTCCTACAAGGTATTTTTCTAGGGTGGTTCTCTTAGTAAGTTTAGTTCCGATTAATTCTTCAGGCTTTAAACCCCCTATAGAGTCTGACAAAACGGAGCCTATATTAGCTATAGTCAGGGTAGGTCTAGAAATTGCCCCGTCATTGCTCGTATCAAAGCCCTCTGCTTCAATAGGAATACCTACGTACTCTATCTCAGCCCCCACCACAAACTCTTGCCTCCACTCTCTGAATCTAATATTTTCTAAAGTAGTACCATCAAATTCCGCTCTTCCGGAATAAAAATAGGCGAAAGATCCTGTAGAATATTCTAACTCATATAAAGTTATTAGAGAAGAGCCAGGATCTTGAAGTTGTGTTGTTCTTATTATATCTGTCATGTTACCACTCCATTAAACGTAGGTATGTTTATTTTTCTAAGATTGGCTGTACAACTATAACCGTTTTCCTCTGTAACGAAAGATTGACTAAAATCTATGCAAACTACTTGTATAGTTTCTTCTCCTCCCGAAGAAGAGGGAAGTGTTAAGGAAAACGAAGTAGTCCCTTCCCTTTCTTGGAAAAACGAAGTTAAAGTATCTATAGTTTCTTTGGTTCTGTTTTTAAAAGTTACAGTTAAAAGATCTTGAA